ATGGCAACATTGAAAGCAGTAGTGAGAACGGCACGGGCTGACGGATTTTATCCGGTGTATATCCGGGTAACTCATCATCGAAGCTCTGCGTTCATTAAGACAGACAAAATGGTGACGAAGAGGGAACTCACCAAAACGAATGAGATTAAAGATCCGTATGTCCTGCAGTTTTGTTCACGGAGAATATTGGAATATACGGAGAGGCTTAACAGCAAAAATATAGAGTATTGGACAGTTAAGGAAGTAGTTGAGTTTCTTACAAGTGGGAATGATGATATTTGCTTTTCTGATTATGCACGAAAGCATATCAACCAAATGATTGATTATGGTCAACAACGTAATGCAAAGAACTATCAGTTGGCATTGCAACATTTGGAGCGTTTTCTAGGAACAACACAGATAATGTTTTCGCATCTTACATCGCATTTGATGAATAGGTGGATAAAGTCGCTTGAAGAGACACACAGAGCGAAAGAAATGTATCCTATCTGTATGCGACAGGTGTTTAAAGCTGCCATTCTGGAGTATAATGACTATGACAATGGAATTATTCGCATAAAGACTAATCCGTGGGTGAAAGTGGAGATTCCTTCGGCAGATCGTGCGGAGAAACTTGCTATTACACCCGAAGCATGTCGGGAGTTCTTTTCATTTCCATTACCAGAAAGTAAGATGAAATATCCACAGATGGAGTTCGGACGTGATGTAGCTATGATGGTTCTTTGCTTGGCAGGAATCAACACAGTTGACCTGTATAACTTAAGAAAGCAGGATTATCGGAACGGAATTATTCACTACCAACGTGCAAAGACGAAGAAATTCCGCGCGGATGGTGCATACATGGAAATGCGTATACCGGCTATTATTCAATCACTCTTTGATAAGTATCTCAATACGAGGGATGATGACGAACGACTATTCAATTTTTATCAGCGTATGACGACATCTGATAGTTTTGGTTCCAATGTTAATGGTGGAATCAGACAGATATGTGAGGCCATGGGGATAAAGAAAGAGAAAAGGTATTCTGTCTATACCTTCCGGCACACGTGGGGTACTGTGGCGCAGAATGACGTGAAAGCTTCAATTGATGAAGTTGCATTTGCGATGAACCATGCTGCCGGATATAAGGTAACACGGGGCTATATAAAGATAGATTATTCTCCTGCTTGGGAATTAAACGAGAAAGTGGTTGATTTCATCTTCTTCTCCGGTAAGACATCTGTTCGCGAGCAGAAACAGGAAGATACGCATTTTAGGTTGTCATTCCGATATATGGTAAACGGGACAGCTTACCATAATGGGCAGAAAGTGGCAGAGTTGACCGATGTAGGATTTAACAACGTAGACGATGTTATAGCACGACTTGCAACAATGTTACCAGAAGATATTCCTAATCGTTCTATTGTAATGTTTAAAATAATAAATCTTGATAAGAATCAGACTGTAGTATATCAGCGGCAAAAAGGTAAAGGTTTTTAGTCTTTTCAAACCTACAAGGATTTTTCTTTGTAGGTTTTTTTTATAAAGAAAAGCGACCTCCTTTCGGACATCGCTTCTAAGCAAAACTGTATTATATTACCCATAAGGGTAGAGTAACTCCTCGCGTCTAAAGTAGAGAGAAGTAGATTATTCTTCGTCGTCCTCTTCATCCCCAGCAAGTTCGGCCAGCTTATCCTCAATGGTCTTTTTTGTTTCTGTTGCGACATCAAGTGTTGTTGTCTGCAATTTCGGTGCAACATAAGCTGTAAATTTTTCCATAGCTGCAACTCTATCTTTGGGGTCAAGGTCGGCTATATCCTTCACGAAAATATCAGAATTGAAGTATTCGTCGAGCATTTTTGCAATTGCTCCACGGACTGTTGAGGATACCTTGTTAGGTGTTCCTGCTACTCTCCCTCCTGTTTTTCTTCCCTGTGCCATGAACTGTAAAAAGATAAAATGATGTTGCGAATATAAGGGCTTACTTTCGCACTCGAGGTATAACTTTTAATAATTAAAACAGAAGTCTTATGGGATTAATTGGAAGTGCTATAGGGGCAGCAGGTAGTATCTTTGGCGGTATCTCTGCATCGAAAGCAATGAAGAAAATTCAAAGTAACGTTGAGGCGCAGCGACAGAAGAATCAAAATTGGTATGATCGCAGGTACAACGAGGATTATACACAACGATCCGATGCACAGCGTATTCTCACACAGACAGAAGAGAGTATCAAGAACCGCAATAAGCAGGCAGCAGGTATACAGGCTGTAATGGGCGGTACTGACGAAAGTGTGGCAGCAACGAAAGAAGCAAATAGTAAGGCTCTCGCTGATGCAACATCACAGATTGCAGCACAAGCCGATGCGCGCAAAGATAACATCGAAGCGACATATATGCAGAATGACAATGCTTTTGTTGAGCAACTCAATCAGTTAGAAAAAGGAAAGGCAGAAGCGATAGCTGGAGCTGTACAGGGAGTAACGAGTGCGGCAAGCAAAATGCCGTTTTAAAATGGAGTAGCATGGCAACGTATGATGAGATATTGGGTAATCCTTTAAATAGTGGTACTCCCCCTAAAGGTTCTAAAGAATGGCATGAACAGCAAGTCGCGGAAGAAAGCTCATCGTCCTATGCTCCAAAAGGGAGTGAAAAGTGGGCGGAGCAGCAATCTCAATCAGCACCTATTTCAAAACCTACTGGAACTGAATCGAAGCCGGTGACACCACAACCAAAGCAAGAGCAATCTTCCGAGAGCAGTAATATGTCGTATGCAGCACTCTACAAAGCTCTCAATCCTTATACTCCACCGACTGATGAGGAACTTGCTAAAGAGAAGAAGAAGCAGAAACGTGATCAAATCTTTGCGGCAATTGGTGATGGCATATCTGCTCTCTCCAATCTATACTTTACGACGCAGGGTGCACCGAATATGTACAGTGGAAAAAACACAGCTTCGGAAAGGCTACAGGTTAGGTATGACCGATTAATGAAAGAACGTAATGAAAATTCCCGGGCTTATTTGAACGGCTTATTTGGTGCTATGCAGGCTGATGATGCCAAAGCGAGAGATGATCGTAACTGGAGACATCAGTTGGCACGCGAGAAAAGAGCCGATGGTATTGCGGATGCAAAGGAAAAACGAGATAAACAGATGTTTGACCTCAATGTTAAGCTCCAGAACAATAAAATATCAGCAGCTGAAGCTGATGCAGAACGTAAAAGAGTGGAGGCCGAATATGCTGATGATCTTGCAAAGGCTAAGGTTGATACAGAGAAGGCTAAGGCAGTTGCTTCAAAAGCTTCTGCTTCCGCATCCAATGCTAGAGCCGGGTATTATAACCGTGGTGGTAGTGGCGGCAATAAGAAGAGGATGACACTTACTATTGATGGTAAAACCACTTACTATGATACGGAGGAAGATTACGAAAGGGCGGTGCAGCGCGAGGCCAAACGGTTAGGTATTAAAACCCACCAATATGTACGAACTACTGAAACACAAAAGCGGAAACCGAAGAATAAAGATGTTTCTACTCCAAAACCTATCAGTCAACTTGCTGGGGAGGTCGAGATTGCATCGAACAAGAAGAAAAGTCCAACAGCCGGAGATAACAGCAGTAATAAAAAGAAAAGTCCAACATCATAAATGAAACATTATGCCTGAAAATGAGGATAAAATAAGGAAACTATACGATACGTTTGTTTCTGACGGTTACGATATGGAGAGTGAAGAAGATTTCCGCAAGAACTTATCGGATTCTACTAAACGAAAGGCAGCTTATGATGCTCTTGTGAAAGATGGTTATGACATGGAGCCATTTGAAGAGTTTGAGAATAATATAGGCTTCGGACAGATTCAAACACCTGCACCGGAGCCTGCTGTACAAACAGAACAGGCGTGGCAACCTACTGAACACGAAAAAGCAGAGATGATCGCCAGTACAAACCGTATGATGCAGAATGTGGAAACACAGATACAAGATGCAAATGAACGTGTAGACAATATACAAGAATACGGGTTGAATCCCGGATTGCAAACTAAAGAGGGTAAAATGCAGTTTAATCCTGAAAATGGTAAGCTGGAAAAAACATATATTACTCCACTTGGTAGCAAGACTACTAGTAAACCTCTTGCTGACATCGAGAGTTTCCAGTACCGACAAGCTGCTGATATGTCAATCGGCGGACAGTTACGCAAGGCTAATCTCCGTTTGCAGGAGTTAAAAGCCAAGCAAGCGGAAAGAGCCTCCGAAGTGCATAAGGAATGGGCAGAAGAAACGGAAAAGAACAAAGCACCGCTCGCTGCCATATTGGGAGCAGCCACTTACACACCGCGTCAACAATCAGACAAGGAAAACAGTGCATTGAGAGTAGCTATTCGAGAAACAGAGGAACTCATTAAGAACCTCGAAGAACAGAAAGATAGAGAACAAGGCGTTGATGTAGGCTTCTGGCGTGGTTTTGGTCGTGTTACTGGAGATATCAGAACATGGGATTTTGGTATGGGTGACGTGATGGACACAATGACGTTGGTGAATGCTGATAGTTTGAAGAGTGATACGGCAACTGATGGTGAGCGTGAAGCTCGTGATGCAATGATGGGTGCAATCCATGAGAAACAACAGGCAGAGGAAAGATACGGTGGAAATGCCGACTTTTGGAATAGAGCTGGTGTTATGACTGGATATATGCCTTCATTTATGTTGGATTTCATTCTGACAGGTGGAGGTTTTGAGGGTCTGTCCGCTTTCTCGAAAGGAAGTGCCAAACTTGCCACAAAGGTTATAGGCAAAGAAACGGCTGAAAAATTGGCTCAACAGGGCTTCAAGTCCTACATCAAAGAGAATGGTATCAGAGGTTTTGGGCAATATGCAACTGATTGGACTATCAAAGCACTTGGGACAACCGCAGATGATCTGCTTGTACGTGCCCCGTTAATGACAAATACGATACAGGCTGGGAAAACCGCATCTGATATCATTGATCGAAAACTGGGCGATGTAGTTGTTGATGAAAACGGTAACTATGATTTCTCCAACGATAAGGCTTGGGGAAGTGCCATTTGGCAGGGAGAAGCTAACAGCATCATTGAAAACTACTCCGAAATGTTTGGGGCACACCTTGACCCTGTTGTCTCTTTGGGCAATATGAGTAAGTTGGCTAATATCATTGGGGCGAAACGATTGAGTGGCGTACTTGCAAAAGCCGATACCGAAGCACTGAACGGTATAATGGGACAAACACATCAAATGTTTAATAAAATGGGTGTGAGTGATTATATCGGTGAGGTTTCAGAAGAATACTACGGTCAACTATGGCGCACAATGCTTAATCTTGATGATGCTTATCAGCAGAATCCGGACGGCACGCGTACTAACTTATTTGTAACTGGGCAATTTCACGGTGATATTTGGGGTGGAATGGCGCTCTCTATGGGGCTGATGGGTGCAGGAAAACATACTTTGTCTGCTGCAAATTATGCTTCCATGAAGCATGGCGTTAATAAAGCGGACGCAAAGGTGAATGAATTACTTGGCAAGGAAGTATGGGAACCGTTAAAAGCGACACTTGATCTTACCACCAATGAGAATTACGGAGAGATTGCAGAACTCATTGTCAATGATAAAGACTTTACGACTGATGAGAAAGCAGCCGTACTGAACTATATGGAACGTTCATTGAACTTACGTGGATTCAACCTTGCTTCTATGGCTCAATCTCGTGGTGGTGTTCAAAGTGAAAGCGAACAACAAGCAAACGACAGCTATCTTGATGGATACAACGTCACTTCCTCGCAGGAAATGAACGATGCGAAGAACCTGTACGAATACCATCGAACACAAGTGGCAGACCTTGCAGATGAGAATATGTTTGCAATGATTGAAGAGAATCCGATTGCTGCACTGGAGTTTGTGAACGGGAATGAGCAATGGAGTGATGAGGATAAGTCTTCTGTTATCGACTATATCAATGCCAAGCAGGTTTACAATGGCATGATTCAACGTGTACGTGATGATATAGACGGACGGGTGGAACAGAGCAATTCGATGATAGATGCCCGTGTAAACCGAAATACAGGTATGATACAAGGGGCAATCATGAAACAGGATGAACGCAAGGTGTATGTTCTTAGTGGGACTCTTGTACCATATGTAGACGGTAGCGGTGTAAGTGTGACTGATTCTGACAATAGCATCATTGTCCGTGATGCGAACACAGGTGTGCTTGAACAAGTATCTCCCGATGCTATATTGTCTATTGATGATGTACAAGACCCATACGAGCAGAAGGAGTTGGCCGCACAATCTATCAGAGAACAATTTGCGCGTGAGGCTGCGGATAAGATTGATGGCGTTGTCGCATTCAATCTGGGAGACAACTACACTATTGGTGGTGAGGATGGTTCACAGCTGCAAGTGGTGGCAAATGAGCAAGGCATTGTGGATAATGGTGACGGTACTGTAAATGTGTCTGATGGTATGAATGTTTTTCCTATCGCAAAGGAAATCATTCAACAACAGATAGAGGCAGCAAATATCGCACGAATTGCAGAGTTTGAGCAACAGAGAGCGGTGGAGAATGCCGGGATAGAACAGGCGTTACAGGAGGCTGATAGACCACAATACACCCTCAATGACATTATTTCCCTTATCGATGAGAACGGCGTTATCGTTCGTGGCAATATCACAGCAGAGGCAGATGCGGACGGTAGATATGAAGTATTTACCGAAGCTCCTATCAACGGTAAGCGTGTAAATTTGTTCACTCGTGACGAACTTGACAATATGCTGTTGGAGTATAATGGAGTGGCATTTGAGCATGAGAACACAGAAAATGTCGAAAATTATGCGCAAAATTCGGCTGAAACTATGCATGAAGGTAACAATGCCTCTCAAAATATTCCTGCAATACAGAGAATACCCAAAGATGAACAGGGTAATCCTCTTTATGATCAGACCGACAGCGATACTGCTTGGGATGCCATTGTAGAACAAACCGAGGGCGATGAGGTTATGGCACAGACCGTAGCCGATGGAATGGTAGCCGACAAGGAAGATGCCTTGAGGAAGTTAGAGAAAGCCAAATCGAAAGGTGGTGTTTCCATTGCCGAGAAGATAGCATCCGAGAAAGAGCGCAAAGCGGCGATTGATGCTGCCAAACAGGAATTATTCGTTTGGCAGAAGATTGCCGGTACTGCTAATCGCAGAAAAATGGAAGCAGATGCGGAACGCAGACGCATTGCTGATGAAACTGCTACATTGCGCAAGGTGGAAGAAGAAAAATTGCGTGCGGAACGTGAAGAGGCCGAACGTATAGAACGTGAAGCTCTTAATGGAGTCCCTGATATGGTGGATGATGTTCCGAAAGATGCCCGTGCAAGAGGTTATAGACGTGTGAACGGGCATAAGGTTGACCGGCAAGAACCATTACAGGCCGCACAAGGCAAAGAGGTGGATGTGAAATTCAGCAATGACGTAGTGACTTCCGGCAATGTAACCGTGATTGATGCGTCATTGTTGCAACCGAGTCATATACAAGGCGTGCGCAATCCTCTGCATTTTATTGATGAAGCGCAACCAAAAGAACGAAATGATGAGGCGAGTGTCTTGTCTGCACGTAAAATCGCTGAAAACATTCGTCCGGAAGAGATTACATCGAGTGTTACCGCTTACACTGGCGCACCGACCGTTAACGAACGTGGCGAAGTAATACAAGGAAACAGCCGAAGTGACGCTCTCCGGTTGATGTGGAACAGTCACCCGAAACAGGCGGAAGCATATAAGAAGTATTTGAAAGACCATGCGGAAGATTTCGGATTAAGTGCCGAAGAGATTGAAGCCGTGCAAAGCCCGGTACTTGTCAATATGTTGGGCGTAGATGATACTGCCGCAATATCTCTTGGGCAGTATGTAGCGCAGGACACCGAAAGCGGAGGCGTGGAACGTATCAAACCTAAAAATGTTTTGCAACGTATGGGAAGCGAAGTACGTTCATTTGCCAACCTGTTGCTTAGGACTTCGGAGGATGAATTGTCATTTTCTGGACTTGTGGATGTGAATGGTACCAATGTCTTGAAATGGATGAATACAAAGGGCTTCATCAGTCCTACCCAATATAAAAGCGCATTTGACAGTAAGGGTAATCTGACGCCTGAAGCTAAGAATGATCTGCGAGGTATTATGTACCAGAGTATTTTTAAGGATGGCAGTACCCGTTTGGAAGAAATGTTCAATATGTTGCCTGTAAAAGCACAAAGGGCTATCCTTGCCACTACTTTCCGTGACTATGACAGTCCAAATACTGAACGCATGGTTGGTGAGATACAAAACTCTATCCGTGCTTACTATGCTTTATCTCAAGATACAATGTTTGCAGAATCCAAGAATTTCAAGGAAGCACGTATTGCCATAGAAAACTGGAAACGTCAGTATCAGATGGACGATGCCACGGGAGAAAGCTATCTCCCTGCCGATAATTTCAGTAACTTTGTCTTGCATTTGGCCGCAATGTACAAAGGGGAGAGCCAAAGCCTCATTCAAAATACATTCAGTAGAATTTATGACCTTGTACAAGGTACACAAGAAGAAACCCTGTTTGAGCAGCCGGACAATACCCCTCGGACGCTTGTACAGGCTATTAAAGAAGCATTAAATTTAGATTACAATGGACAACAGCGAAACAATGTATTGGTTGGCGATACTACAACAAGCCAACGAGGGCAGCAAGGAAGCAATGGAACTCTTGTGCCAGGAGAACGAAGTGAGAGCGGAATTGGAACAGCCAACGATACAGGAGGAATTGAAAGTGTTGGCGGACAAAGTGAAGTAGAACCCACTCTGTCACAAGAGAAAATCACATCTTCTGATGACACAGACAATCAACTTAGTGCAAAAATTGCAAGACGTATTGAAGTTCAAGAAGATGATTGGGTTGAAAACGGAAAGTATGGCGATACTTATAAACAAACTATCATTGTTGATGGTACTCATAAGGTCATAAAAGTTGATTCACCTGATACGAAAGGTGATTATACCGGTAGTTCTTATGAGTATGACGGTCATACATTCGGAGATTTATTGGATGTTGTTAATTACATTGATGTATCTTCGTCTTTAGCCAATGCTGTTGCAGTGGCAGAGAAAGAAACCGATACTACTCCTACGGAGAAGCAGAAAGAAGCCGGCAATTACAAGAAAGGTCATGTGCAGGTAGGCACATTCAATATTACCATTGAAAACCCGAAAGGTTCTGTCCGTAGTGGAATAGATGCGGAGGGTAACAAATGGGAAACGACTATGCAGAACACCTATGGCTATATTCGTGGTACGGAAGGTGTGGACGGAGATCATATAGATGTGTTCCTCTCGGATGATATTGACGAATGGAATGGTCGTAAGGTATTTGTTGTTGACCAGTACAATGAGGACGGTAGCTTTGACGAACACAAGGTGATGCTTGGTTTCAATGAGGCTGACGATGCCGAGGCGGCTTACTTTGCGAACTATGATAAGGATTGGGCGAAGAAGCATAAGGCGGTGGTTACTGCCGTGAATCTGGAAGACTTTGAAAAATGGATTGAGAGCAGCCACCGCAAGACCAAAGCATTTGCAGAATATGCTTCGGTGAAGAAAGAGACCGTCGCAGTTGCTACTACTCCAGTAAAGGTTGAGCAATCTGCAAACACACAAGCAGCCGAAAACGAAGCTTACACCATCGAGCCTGCCCAGTACACTACCAAGCGAGGTAAGGTGCTAGATATGCAGCTTGTTAAGTTCCAATCTGAATTGCGTAAAGAAGTTCAAAAGCATGTAAGTATGTTCGCCAAAGAGATGAAAGGTTGGTGGGACAGAGAAAAGCAAGGTTTCATGATGCGTAGCAAAGAAGATGCTGAACGGTTGGCAGACTATGCAACTGATGCGCAGTCACAACCACCTGTTTCAATGTCGGATATACAGGCTGTAAATGATGGTGATGTGCTGTTTACTGAACCCAAAGCACCAGCAAAGGATGAAAAACAGGATTACACCCCTGTATGGCAATACTCTGTTTCTGTTGATAAGGAAACCGGATATACAACTTTGACTCGTGATGATGTGAGTGGCCCCATACCTATTGGTGATGCACGTTTTCATCAGACAGCCAACAGCCCAGAGGAAATGTTGGGTATTCTTCGTAATCCGCAGAATGGTATGCAAGAAGTTTTGGATGCAGTTGGTATTTCTCTCGAAAACAAAATTAAAACCCGAGAACTTGATCGCAAAGCAAAGGGTGAGATTCATGACAGAAGGACAGATTTCGTTGTTGATAAGGAAATGGATAACAGATATTCTGTTCGCACTTTGATGAAGATGATTGATGCGGAAAAGCAGGCTGTGATGGATCTAGGAGAGAAGCGTGGTGGAGACGTTTATCATGAAGGAAACATTATTTTCCTGACCCAAGATAGTGCATACAAGTTTGCTAATGAAGTTCGAACTCTTATCAACGATATGCGGAGTAAGCAGCAACAAGACAGTTCACAGAAAAAGACTGAAGCGAGTGGCAACCGTCTTGTTACTGATGAGCGTTATGCGGAACTTCGTGAGCGTATGCGTAAGAAGTTACTCGGTCAAATGAATATTGGTATAGACCCAGAGATTCTTGCCATTGGAACAGAGATGGCTGTTTACCATTTGGAGAAAGGCTCACGGAAGTTTGCAGAATATGCAACGGCTATGATTGCAGACTTGGGTGATTCCATACGTCCATACCTTAAAGCGTTTTACAATGGGGCGAGAGATTTACCCGAGGTGTCAGAAAATGGATTTAATACCGATATGACCTCTTACGATGAGGTACAGAAGTTCGATGTGGCCAACTTTGACAAGTCCGGCATTGATGCACTCGCCACCGCTGAAACCATAACGAAAGAGGCGGAAGTGGCGGGGGAGGTTGAAGTTGCACAGGAACGTATAAAGAAAACTCGTTCAACACGCAAGAAGAGTGAGAAAAAAAATGTATCTTTGAAAGAGCAAACAGGAGGTTTGTTCGAGGAACTATTTACTGCGGCTTCAAACGGCGGAAAAACAGATTTACAGCGAAAGTTTTCGATGACTGTAAAATCTGATATGCTTGCAGCCCTTGATAATGATACCAAGCCATACCGAAGCATCTTAGACTTGCGAAAGCGGGCAAGTGAGTTAGGACTTGAAGTTGACAATGATGGTAGAACGGATATATTATTGCAGGAACTTGTAGAGGATGGACTTGTTGGAGCTGCACGAGAAGTGGTTTCTCGTTATGGAAGTATGAGTAAAGAATCGTATGACGCTGTACGTAAACTTTATGAGATGCAGCCAACAATTGTAGCGCGAAGCAGTAATCGCATCAAGATGCAACAATACTCTACTCCTCTACCTATGGCTTGGGTTGCCGATAGGTTCGTCATGTCGAAAAAGATAGACGGAAAGGTTTTGGAGCCAACAGCAGGTAATGGAATGTTGGTGTTTGCTGTTCCTGCCCATCAAGTTCATGCAAACGAACTTGATGAAACAAGATTGGGCAACTTACGTGAGCAAGGATTTGCAAAGATAACACAGCAAGATGCAATAGAATCTTTCGAGGGTGGTAGGCAGTATGATGTAGTTATCGCCAATCCACCATTTGGTAAACGTGAGGCAGTGGAATATGATGGCAAAATGATTGGCGGACTTGACCCACAAATAACACTGAACGCTCTTTCAAGTATGAAAGATGATGGCAGAGCTGCTATCATCATCGGTGGAAATATGGAGTATGCAAATAATGGCGCAATAAAGAGTATGAAACCATTTTTTACTTATCTTTATGACCACTATAATGTAAAAGGTGTTATTGACATGAGCGGTGGACTGTATGCAAAGCAAGGCACTACATTTCCTACTCGTATGATACTTATAGATGGTCGTAGAAACGATGAGGAACGTGCGCAGACAGCCATATATCCGCCTGTAGAGGATAAAGCAATTCGCAAGGCTGAAAGTTTCGATGACCTATATGAGATAATTAACGAAGTATTAAATTCAAAGGAAAAGACAAATGGAACAGAAATATTACGTAGCCAAGGAGGGCGACATCTGTCTGACGCTGACAACGCATCCGGGGAAATTGACAGAGCAAGATATCATAGACAATCTGAGAAGAATGATGAGGCTGGAAGCCGAACAGAACGGGAAAGAAGAACCGAATTGGAGGGAAACTTTAAGGGCGGCCAACGACTTGTATCAGGAGAATATAGACAAAATGCTGCAGATGGCGAGGCCGGGCGAGGAACTGATACCATTGGAAAGTCTAGAAATGTCGGAAGAGGACTTGGACAACGAACTGTGGGAAATGGGGCTGAGCCAGTGGATGGAGTGGAACTTCGGCGAAACGGCCTGGGACTAAAGAAAGAATCCAAGAAAAGAGATTTGATGGAAGAAAAGCTTCCGTACAGGTCTCATAATACAGCATTCAGACTTGAAAGTGTTGCTCCAGCCGCTATGGTTGAGGCAATGGATAAGGTGCTTTCGCAAATTGAAGCACAGCACGGTAGCATTGATGAATTTATCAGAACTGAACTCGGTTATGATACCGTTGCAGAAGCACATCAGGCACTTGCCGCCGAGCAAATGGATAGTGTTGCTATGGCAATTTATCAGATGAAACAGGGACAGGCTCTTATTATCGGTGACCAAACAGGCGTTGGGAAAGGCCGGCAAATGGCGTCACTTATCCGTTGGGCTGTGAAACGAGGCGAGAAACCTGTATTCATCACACAGAAAGCAGACCTATTCTCCGATATTTACCGAGACTTAGTAGATGTCGGCAGTGGTGATCTTGTGCCGTTTATCTTCAATTCTGACGGTGCTATGGTAGATAGCAAAGGCAACACTGTCCACAAACCTTTATCATCGGCTGAAATGGCAAAAGTATTTGCATCTGGAGTTTTACCTGATAAATATGACTTTGCCGTATTAACCTATTCGCAGGTAAATACAGGAGATGCAGTCAGTCAGCAAGAAATGGACGAAGCGGCAAAAAAGAATGGAACACGCACCAAGAAAAGCAAGAATGTAAAGAATGGTAAAGCAACTCCGAAAGCCACTTTCTTACGTGCCATTGCAGAGGGAAATTATTTGTTCCTTGATGAAAGTCACACTGCAGCAGGTTCAAGCAATACAGGTGCATACTTGCAAAGTATTCTTCGTGGGGCGAAGGCTGCTACATTTGCGAGTGCAACGTTTGCTAAACGTCCTGATACGATGCCGTTGTACGCTATCCGTACAGCAATGAGCCAAGCAAAGGTTGAACCGGACAAGATGATTAGCATCATCGAAAAGGGAGGTGTAACCCTGCAAGAGATTATGAGCCGTGAATTGACAAATGCGGGTCAAATGGTACGTAGAGAACGTGACATGAGCGATGTTGTTACTGATTGGAAAACTATTACCGATCCTGAAACAGTAAGACGTGCGCGAGAAAACTACGACCGCACTATTGCGGCATTTAATGCCATCATTAGGTTTCAAGAGGATTATGTGAAACCTATGATCGAAGCATTGGACAAGGAACTTGCTATTATGGCTGAAAGTGCAGGCGTAAAAAGAGGAACAGACAAAATGGGTGTCGAAAATGTTCCTTTTGCAAGTAAAACCTATAATTATACCAAGCAACTCATGCTTGCGCTAAAAGTTGATGCTATCGCCAGCGAGGTGGAATCCGAAATCAATGCGGGGCGTCACCCTGTCATTGCATTGGAAAGCACAATGGAGAGTAGCATCAAAGATTATTCACCGGGAGAAATCATTGATGAACCTACATTCAGTGCAAGTCTATTAAAGGGACTTGACACTGTTATGCAGTACACCGTCAAAGATGAGGACGGAAATGAGCGCCACGAACGTTATTCTCCGAAAGCATTGGGATCGGCTGGAGAAAGAGCCTATTATGAATTGCAGAATTTCATTCGTGAAAGCACAAGTGACATTTTCATCAGTCCACTCGATGCCATTATCGAGCGTTTGAATAAAAAAGGCTATAAGGTTGGCGAATTGACAGGTCGCAACATGTATGTTGAACGTAATGAGGATGGACGTGTCATTGTGAAACGCAGAACAGACAAGGACAAAAAGAGAATGCAGAGAGAATTCAACAGCGGTCTTCTTGATGTTCTCATTCTGAACAAGTCTGCATCAACAGGCATTTCATTGCATGCATCTGAAAAATTCAGCGACCAACGTCAGCGTTCTATGATTATAGCACAGCCCTTGAGTGATATTAACGATTATATGCAAATGATAGGTCGTATTGACCGTACGGGGCAAGTACATAGAGGTTATTACATCAACCTCGGTTTGCCTGTACCTGCCGAAAACCGTTTCTTAATGATGCTTTCTACCAAGCTGAAATCATTGAACGCCAATACTACAACTTCACAGGACAGCGAAAGCAATGATGTGGAAGCACCGGATTTGCTCAACAAATATGGTAGTCAAGTGGTCGTTGAATACCTCCGCGATAATGTGGAGATATATGATAAAATGGGAACTCCTTTGAAAAAAGGTGGAGTTGGTGGTGGGCGCGTACAAGCGAGCGAACTTGACGATTATAAGCCACAAGAAGATGATGCACGTAAGATTACAGGCTATGTTGCCCTATTAACGACCAAAGAGCAAGAGGAGTTTTACGATGATGTTGTAAGACGTTATAACGAATTAATCAAATACCTCAATGATACAGGTAGCAATGATTTGAAAATTACTGTTATGCCTTTACGTGCCAAGACGATTGAAAAGAGAGTATCATCTGAGGGCATAGACCCAGATGGCAATAATCCATTTGCTCGTAATTCATTCGTAGAAAAGGTGGAAATGGATGTATTGCGAAAGCCAATGAAAGCCGATGAAATACGTAAGGTTATCGAACAAACAAACAGAGGAGTTGCACCGTCTGAATGCTTAGACCGTATCATTGAAACTATCCGTAAGGAGGACAAAGCAAGAATTGACACTGAAAATGTACGATACGAGAGGGCAAAGGAAAAGGCCGTAGAGGATATAGCCAAACAGACTGAAAAAATAAACGGGCAAAAGAAACGTAGCGATGAGGAAAAACGTGTTGCTATTGAGAACTTTATTGCAGAAACCAACGAAAAGGTTGAAACAAAGCACAATGACAATATTTTACGCCTCAACCAAAGCAGCGACCTGATGATGCGCCGATTGGGAATGTTTGAAGTTGGCAAGTCTTATCTTGTTCCTGACAATCTCGAAGCGATGGTATTTGATTTTGCTACCCCTGCAATCTTTTGTGGTTATAAGACAAAAGACAGTAAGATTACAGCTTCGACAACGCTTGCTGTATTTGCCACACTTGACGGTCGCAGGCGCATTGAAATCAAGTTATCTCAAACAGACGCGTTACGTAACATTGACAAAATGACCAATGATAATTGGGATGCTGCACGTTCTACCACTCTTGATAACTGGGATAGTCAGATACCGTCTGAAACACGGAAGATAGGTTTTATTATGACCGGTAATATTCTGCAAGCGATTGCAGACACACAAGACGAACATGGCGGTTATCCAGGACAGCTCATCAGTTATACAGATATGGACGGTAATATTCACGATGGAATCCTGATGCCAGACAAATGGAATGCTTCTATGCTGAAAAACAGTGGTTCGCCTTTAAGTATTCGTTTACAGCAGATTAAAGAATATCAATCTATAATCAGCCACGATGGCAAAGTTAAAATAGAAGGCAGCAAATGGGCAAAGACGTTCTACCTAACCGTACCAAAGACAAAGAAAGACGGTGCAGTTTACTATGAGAATCAAACACTATTACGTGCAGCAGGTGGTAATTTTTATCCTTATCGCGGACAGTTGCGTGCCGATATTCCTGCTGACCATATTGATGAGGTTGTTAAAGAATTGACCAAGTTGGGAGTAAAAGTAAAGGATGATACAACTGATGTTCTCCAACGTAACGGCATAGGTACATACACCGATGATGAGGTCAGTTATGATAACGACCCGGTGGCAAAACTGCTTGAACAGTCAAGGAGAATGGCAAAGCAACGGAGGAAATTTGTACAGGGTGAACGCCAAAGAATGGCAGAGCGCGTGAAAAGCCTTGCTAAAAAACTGCATCTTGACAATGTAGAGGTAGTTACCGATACCTCTACTTTGGATGGTAAGAAACAGCGTGCGAAAGGCTTCTACTCAAAGAGTACAGGAAAGATAACTATTATCATTCCTAATCATACAAGTACGTTCGATGTTGAGCAGACACTGTTGCATGAGGCTGTGGCACACTACGGTTTACGCCAGTTGTTTGGAGAACATTTTGATACATTCCTCGATAATGTATTCAATAATGCCGATGAGAACATACGCAAACGCATTGTAGATATGGCTGCAAAAAACAGTTGGGATTTTCCTAAAGCCACCGAGGAATATTTGGCATCGCTTGCCGAGGATACTGAATTTGATAATACCAATGTAAGCTGGTGGCGTCAGATTAAGGAATTTTTCCTGAATATGCTCCATAAGATTGGCTTTGAAGATTTCAGAGGGGTTACTCTGACTGACAACGAACTCCGCTATATATTGTGGCGCAGTTATGAGAATCTTGCAGAACCGGGCAGATACCGCAGCATATTGGGAGAAGCCACCGATATAACCATGCAAAACGAGTTGAGGGTTGGCGAATTTGCCGACACCTCAACCGATGAAGTACTGAATCGAGACGGTGACCCCGAAATACACGAGCGCACTTTGGCACGACACCGATATGAGCAACGTGTGAAAAGCGGAATGTATCAGTTGCAGGAAGCGTTGCAGGATAGTATGCTTGGTTTGAAAGAAGCAATGACCGCCATTCTTGGTAAGAATACCCGAATGGAAGATGTTGACGGATTTGAAAATGCCTACTTGGGTGAGAACCGCTTATCAAGTGTGAACAAAGCCGAAGCCGATGCCTTTGCGCACCTATTGTTCAAGCCAATGCTTGAAGAGATAGCCAAACTTGCGCACAGTACAGCAGAGCGCGAGGAACTGACCGATTATATGATGGCTAAACATGGTCTTGAACGTAATAGAGTAATGGCAGAGCGTGATGCACAAAAGGACTTTGCAGAATATCAGAAGCAGCATCCGAAGAGTACAAAGGCCTTGCAGGATTTTATTGACGAGTACCGCAAACGTGATTATGCAGGTCTTACCGCCCTTGCAGGTATGGAAGAGATCGCAGATGCCGAAGCCGAAGCACAGGCTATGGTAGATGAGTACGAAAACGCACACGATACCACCGTATTGTGGAGTAAGGTGAATGCCGTCGGAATGGCAATCCTTTCCAAGTCCTACGAATGCGGGATGATGAGCAAGGAAACCTACGACAGTGTGAGAGATATGTATGAGTTTTATATTCCTTTGCGTGGATTTGATGAAAAAACGAGTGCTGAAGCCTACGCTTACCTTACACATAAGCAGAGTATATTCAATGCACCTATCAAGAAAGCGGAGGGAAGACGCTCTAAAGCGGACGATCCATTTGCCAACCTACAATCCATGGCCGAGAGTGCCATTATGCAGGGAAACCGCAACAAACTCGTGAAGCAGAAGTTCTTGAACTTTGCCCTCAACCATCCGAGCGACCTTGTTAGTGTGAGTGATTTATGGTTGCAGTATGATGCGGTTGCTGATGAATGGAAGCCGATATTCCCCGACAATATTGACATCAACGATAACCCCGAAGAGGTAGAGCGAAAGATGAACGAGTTTGAGGATAAGATGAAGCAGCTTGCTGAATCTGCCCCCGATAACTATAAACGCGGCAAAGATGCAGCAAACATCCCTTATCGTGTTGTTGAGAGCCGAGATTTGCGACAGCATCAAGTGGTAGTGAAGCGAAACGGCAGGGATTATGTGATTACCATCAACGGTAATCCGAGAGCTGCACAGGCATTGAACGGACAGACGAACCCGGATAATGACACAGCAGGTGCTATTGGAGCAATTCTTCGTGCCGGAGAGAAGATAAACCGTCAATTGAGTGCGTTTTATACTACACGTAATCCGGACTTTGTTGTGTCGAATTTCATGAGAGATATGCTTTATACTAATTCTATGGTATGGATAAAGGAGAGTCCTAATTATGCTCTACGTTTTCATCGAAACTATACCAAGGTTAATCCTGTCATGATGAAAAGATTGTTGGCTAAACATCGTAAAGGAACGCTTGATATGAACGATAAGACCGAAGTAATGTTTCATCAATTTATGATGAATGGCGGTGAAACAGGATATGCTAATATTCGCGACATCGAGCAGCATAAGAATGATATTCGTAAAGAATTGAAGAAGGCTAATGGTAAGTTGCCTATAAAAAAAGCATTATCTTTTTTGGGCGAACGTTTTGATGAATTGAATAGATCTGTAGAGAATAGTGCACGTTTTGCGGTATTTATGACTTCACGTGAAATGGGACGTAGTATAGACAGAGCAATTTATGATGCAAAGGAGATAAGTGTGAATTTTAATAAGAAAGGTAGCGGAGCTAAATTCTACGACACTGCTGGACAGACAAAAATGGGTAATGCTTCCGCACTAATATCCGGTCTTGGCAGAAGTGGCTATGTTTTCTGGAATGCGGCTATACAAGGTACAACCAATTTTGGGAAACAAGCCAAGCACCATCCGGCTAAAGCATTCACTGGAGCTGCTGTTATGTTCTTGCTTGGGGCCCTTATCGCCTATTTGGGCGGGGATGACGATGATGACGACAACAAAAATGCATATTATAATTTGCCCGAATATGTACGTCGTAGTAATATTTTGTTTAGTATTGGCGATCATTGGATTTCTATCCCTTTGCCCGTCGAATATCGTGCTTTTTATGGAATGGGTGAGTTGATGACTTCCACTTTTAATGGAAAAGAACATTTAGCAGGTGAGGAAATAGCTGAAGCTATTGCTGGGCAAGTGACTCAAATTCTGCCTATTGATTTTTTGGAAGGAGGTGGAGGATTGAATGCCTTTGTTCCTAGTGCTGCAAAACCATTGTGGGAAGCGTTTGTCGTGGAAAAGAGTTGGACAGGAATGCCACTTTATAAAGATACGCCTTACAATAAGGATATGCCCGAATGGACGAAAGCATATAAAAGTGCTAACAAGCATATTGTAGGCTTGGCAAATGCCATTAATGAGGCTACAGGGGGTGATCCATACACCAAAGGAACTATTGACTTTAATCCAGCTAAGCTCGAATATATTTTGAATGGTTATTTGGGTGGTGTATTTGGAACAGTTGATAAATTATCCAAAACAGCCGAGACTATTGTAGGAGTAAGAGATTATGATCCACGTGGCGTACTTATCTTAAATAGGCTCGTTAAAGCTGGTGATGAACGTACTGAATATAGAGCTGTTAACAACGAGTATTTCCGTTTGAAAGAGGAACATGACCAATTGAAAACGAGATTGAAACACTATGAGGAAGATACGGATAACGGCATATTTAACTATGCGGAGAAAATAGATTTTCTCTATAATTCTCCCAAATATGAACGTTATGAAATTTTTGAGAGTTATCAAAGTGACATAGATGATTTGTATAACGAGTTGAAGGAAGCAATTGATGACGAGGAACGTAAGAATATCGAAGTCGAGTTGAATGAATTGAAAAAAGAAATGATTTTAGAAATGAATCAAACTCGTGAACGTAAATAGTTAAACATGGAGAGATTGCTTGGAGGACTACTTTTGTACTCTAAGCAATCATTAAATAACGAAAATATGCATACAAATAAAGGCAAGGGAAAATTGTTACCAATGAGCAAAATTGCACCAAAGCGAAATGATTCATCGGAAATTGATACTGTTGCTTCTGCAAAGCGGTATGGTGATCGCAGAGCATTTGATATTCTAATGGAAGCGCAGTACTATTGGAATCAGATGGAGGACTTTCGAAAAGACCGGGAACGTAATAAACGTTATACTTACGGTTTTCAATGGGACGATATGATTTGTGTTGATGGTAAATCCATGACTGAGGAAGAATATATCAAGAGCCAAGGTAATGTGCCATTGAAAAATAATCTGATCCGCCGACTTGTACGCAGTGTACTTGGAGTGTATCGTAGCCAGAGTAAAGAACCGACCTGTACAGCACGTGATAGAGACGAACAAAAGTTGGGTGAGACAATGAGCACTATATTACAATGCAATATGCAGCTCAATCGAATGCCCGATGTGTATGCTCGAAGTATGGAAGAGTTTCTGATTAGTGGTTTTATTGTTCATCGTAAATCATACGGCTGGCGTAATGGGAAAGAAGATTGCTGGACGGATTATGTACAACCGAACAATTTCTTCATTGATAACAATATGAGGGATTTTAGAGGTTGGGATGTGTCCGTGCTTGGAGAAGTACATGATATATCTTTTGGACAACTGTGTGAACAATTTGCTTCCAGTCCGCAAGAATATCGTGAGCTTCGTGATATTTATAAGTGGGCTGCAAGAAAGGATTATATAGCCACTTACGCAGAGCGATTTGGGTATAGTCGGTTAGAAAATTACGATTTTCTCTTTACCAGTGAGCCGGGAAGATGCAGGGTAATAGAGGTATGGCGCAAAGAACAGAAACCACGTTATCGCTGTCACGATTACCAAAATGGTGACATCTTCAAGATAGATGAGGAAGATTATGCGCAAGTAGTGCTTGCCGAGAATGAGGAACGTATGCGGATGGCAAAGGAGGTAGGTATGCCCGACGAGGAAGTACCATTGATAAAAGCTACCTGGTTTGTGGATGATTATTGGTATTTCTATTATCTGTCACCATTTGGAGATATATTGAGGGAAGGGGAGACACCCTACGAACACGGTAGCCATCCATACGTTTTCAAAGCTTATCCATTTATTGATGGTGAAATACACTCGTTCGTGGCGGATGTGATAGACCAGCAACGATACACCAACCGATTGATAACTCTTTATGACTGGATTATGAGGGCAAGCGCAAAAGGTGTATTGATGATGCCGGAAGATTCTCTGCCTGATGGTGTGAGCATTGATGATATTGCAGAGAGCTGGACGGAGTTCAATGGTGTCATTGTGTACAAACCGAGCAAAAGCGGCAAGGTTCCGGAACAAGTAGCTAACAACTCCACGAACATAGGCATTGCCGAGTTGTTGAATATTCAACTTAAATTCTTTGAAGATATTTCGGGAGTTACAGGTGCATTACAAGGAAAACCGGGATATTCTGGTGAAAGTGCATCTCACTATAATCAGCAGACGGAGAATGCAACGAAGTCATTGCTTGATTTACTTGAATCTTTCAGTTGTTTTGTAGTAGATGGAGCATACAAGGACGTGAAGAATATGCAGCAATTCTACGACACAAAACGTGTATTTAATATTGCAGGAAAAAGTGGTGCACAAATTGAATACGATCCTAAAAAAATCCGTGATGTTGAGTTTGATTTAAGTATTACCGAAAGCACCTCGACACCAGCATACAGGCATCTTGCCAATGATATGCTGATGCAGCTATGGCAAGCACAGGCAATAAGTGTAGAACAACTGCTTGAGCACGGAGATTTCCCGTTTGCTGACGAATTATTGCAAAGCATTAAATCACAGAAAGAACAGTTGGCACAGGGGAAAATACCTGACGGACTCTCGCCTCAGTTGATGCAGCAGGTTCAACAGGAAGCACAACAACAATCCAATCCGAAAGCACAACAAATGTTACAGCAATATATAGGAGTTGGTTTGGCTGCATAAGACAAGTCTCAAAAAAAGAGAGTTACCAAATATTTCGGGTAACTCTCTTTTTTATTTATTCAATAGGAGAAAGTTGGTCATCTTCTATCCATAAACTTTCTTGTCCATCATCAAAATCTACAATACAAGCCTTGTTTTTCGTATCCAATTCTTTGACTGTACCTATGACGCCATCATCGTTACAAATAACCCTTTCACCGATACGAAACCGTTTTATGTTATCTTTTGCGAGAGGATCATTAGTAAGTGTGACAATGCCATCTATCCCCTGTCTTGCATCATATCTACTTCCCATTACTTTTTCTTTTTTTGAGTGAATTAAGGTAAGTGAAATATTCTTTGCGCTTAAGTTTAACAATTAATTCAGGTAATGCGCCACTTCCATTTTTATAAGGAGTACAATAGAAACACTCACGCTCCAAATCATTCACGAATGTTGAACGAGATAAATAACCTTTCTGTTTCAACTTGCGGAAGTTGAATCTATCCATAATGATGAGCTTACCACTCTTTCCATTGGGCATAACGTAATAACGTTCACCTGTTCCCTCATGTGCTTTGTCTGCTTGCGCTATCGCTTCATTTAAACGGATTGATGCGCGTAATTTCTTGAAAATGTTCATTGTTCATTAGTTTATTAAATTAAATGTTTAATTTTATATTGTTGCTGCTGAAACAGCTCTTTTTTTCTTAATTATATACCGTCCTACACGGGGCACAAACTTCGGTATATCCATTTCAAAATAGCAAATGTGCAGACCTATTGCTCGTGTCATTAACAAGTCATCGTGCTTTCCTATAATAGCCCCAAATGCACCGTTTTTCTTTTTCTCATAGCATAAGTATTCGTCCAAACATCTGTCATCACGTTCTGTGTATAGATTTTCACGGATAACCTTTACGAGTGTTGAGATAATCATCGGCTTTGTGGCTATGTTAGTATGGAAGCCATATTTACGTGGTACTCCTTCGCGTACATCTTCCTCTGATTGCTTACGTGCATACAGGTTTGGATAAATGTCTTTGATTTGATTCAGGATGAATTGTGATTGGTCACCATCCACTTGCCTTTCTTTGTCGTGTGTTTCGAGAGTGTTACTTTCTATGACGAGCAGGGAATTGTTATAGAACGCTGCAATCTGTGCTGCTTTCCATGCAAGTTGGTCGATGTCACAGTGTCCATACCATTGTGCCACAACAACGGGTTTTCCACCCTCTGACATAAACAGGCGATCAAGCACAAGTATTACGGAAAAGTCCGCTTTGTTGGAACGTCCTCCAACATCAACTATTGTTAGATAACGGTCGGTTACGGTTTCCTTCTCATCTTCTTCTGGCAATTCCCAAATGTGTAACAATCCCTGTCTGTCTTCCACGAAACGGAGATTTTGCAGTGCCTTTTTACCTTCGTCTGCATCGGCATATACCTCGCCAATATATTTTGGTGGTTTGCAGGACTTACGTAGTTTTTCCACCTTATATTTGTCAAAGACTCGCGCACCTGAATGGACGAAAGCTTCGACATCATCAGAAGGAAACTCCGCAGCCATAAGGCCGTGCTCGGTATACTTTGCACGTTCTTGTATATACCAATTTATGGCTTCGAGTGTTGCGCCACGTTCCCAAAGCCACCACAAGTATTTTCCGCTTTCTTCACGGTTGGATGATACATTGTCATTCTCTCGGTTGACGTAGAGGTTTGTTGCAAATGCTTCCACATTGTCAATCGGTAATGAATACTGCTCGATGTCGAACCACGACACGAACATTGCTTCAAACTGCGACTTCCCATTCTTTGCATCATCGTACTCCTTTTGAAAGAAATTGCCTGTACCATTGGCGGTACTTTCATAGACAATCATTGTGTAGGGGCGGAGTAAGACACCGGAACAGGCAGAACGCACGATGTCTTCCGGTTTCTTGCCGTCAGTAACTTTCCAAAGTCCGACCTCCGAAAGATGTACGAGGTTATAATCACCACCACGACAACTGTCCGGACGTTCAGCTGTACCAATTTTTATTTTGCAGTTTCGTTGAGGTACGCGATGGATACTACCGGATTTACCAACACCCACTAATTTAGTCTCATTTTCGTTGTAGGTTTCGCCTAACTTGTGAAGCATTTCAACAGGATAACTTTTAATCATCCTGTCAAACATGTCCTTGATTTCATCAGAACCGGCACCTTGATGAGCAATGATGAGTGAGTTTAGACCAACCTTGTGTACAAGTTGCAACCAAGCCATATAAATTTGCGAGGTTGTAGAACCACCCCATTGTCGTGCTTTCAACAACACGAGGCGTATAGGCTTTCCTGCCTTTCGTAACCGTTCTAACCTTTCGACAAATCGGCGTTGTGGGCGTGTGAGACGAAACAGGACATCTTCTCCACCTCCTTTGTTCTTGATGTAAACGTAGAATGCAGCCCAAAAAGGGAAATCGTACCGACAACGCAAACGAACAAACTGCTGAATAACTTTTAAACGATCGACTTCGTAATCCTCTTCAGGGTATTCATAATCTTCACTATTGTGTTCCTCCTTATTGATTGCTTTGAGTAATGCATCTATAGAACCGTATTGAATGAGTCGTTTGACAAGTGGAATATTCATCATTTCCACAGGAAGATATTGTACCTTAACAGGGAAATCCTTAATGCGTACACGCTCGCGTTCACCTACAGAGCCTTTTCCGCTTATAGGGTCGAATTTGGCGTATACTTCTGCGTTACGTTTTGCGTTTTCCTGTACAATCTTGTTAATAATCTCATTTGCCATAGTGTTTGCTTTTAATGGGTTTGTTCATCAAAGCAATTACCAGCCCTGCAATATAACAATACAAATGTATCCATGCATTTGTATTTGGGAAGAAGAATCCTATGGTGAGGTAAAATAACATCCATGCTTGATAGTACCACTTTTGTAGTACTTCAAAGGATATTGAGCCAAACAGGACAAAAATCATTGCTGACAATCCAACAGTAGGCAACGTCATATTATCAATGAAGTTACCTAATGTATCAATTGGGATTGTAGCAGCGATAATATATGATAATAATAGTCGCCATATTTTAATGTCATAAATGAAGACGATTGAAAGTAGACACCATGCATTAAGCGTAGCATGCAGAAGGTTGGCATGAAAAAATGGATATAATATACGACCATACAGATCGCAACCAGTATAAACGCCAACGACTTCCCAATCCCATATGCTGAAAAATGATAAGCATACAGTTATTATAGCAATTATAAGAGTCGTAACTTTTTCCATTTTTCTTGTATCCATTGTTTTCTTGCTTTACATACCATAATTTTAGCACTGCCCGGTGTGAGGTAGAATTTTGGAGCAGGTTGCACAATTACTTTAGCACATAGTTCGGAAATAGTTAATTCTGGACATTCTTCTTGGAGCGTGAGTACTCGACTATAAATTTCTTCATACATCTCTTTCTTTAATGGCCACATGGTATTCAAGTCCGTTTCACCTCTTATCATTGCAGAAATAACCAATGCTGCACGTATGTCGCTGACCCAAAAGCGGCGAGAGGGCATATTGACAATTATTTTGTATACTTCGGGCATGCGGATATAGTCGCACGATGAAATGTATTCATCGTATGCTCTCATTAAATCATCCATACGTTCCTTTGAGTATTCCATTATAGCGCCTTTATGCTTCATCTTTTCTATTTATCTATGTTCCAAAGTTATAGATTGGAGCGTAAAAAGATAAACGTGGAATCCTTCTTTCCCTTGCTATTTTTGCTGTGTAGATAAAGACCAAAATTTATTTTTCTCACATTATACCTAATAATATGGAAGTTAAGAGCAATCGCGAGCGATACACAGAACGATTGAAGGCAAAGTATCCCGATAAAGAGTTTGCCGACGACGAGGCATTATTCGCTCAAATTAACGACGAATACGACGGTTTGGACAAGGAATTGTCTGGCTATAAAGAACGGGAAAAAGCACTTTCCGATCTTTTTGCAAGTAATCCACGTAGTGCGGCATTTCTCACTGATTGGCGTAAAGGAGAAGACCCAATCATCGGCATGATACGCAAATTTGGTGATGATTTTAAAGCTGCACTTGAAGACCCTGAAAAGCAAGAAGCTCTTGCTGTTGCTAACAAAGAGTATGCGGAACGAATAGCCAAAGAGAAGGAGTTTGAAGAGCAATATCAGCAGAACATTAATGCAACCCTTTCCACTCTTGAACAGATGCAGCAGGAGGAAGGTATTTCTGATGATGAAATAGACCAAGCAATGGAGTTCCTGATTGGAATTATGAAAGACGGGCTTCTTGGTAAATTCACTCGTGATAGTATTCAAATGGCTATTAAGGCTATCAAACATGATAGCGATGTAGAAACAGCCAGTCATGAGGGAGAAGTGAAAGGACGTAACAGTAAGATTGAGGAAAAACTACGTAAAGGGAGCAAGAGTGACGGTACTGCTAATCTTGCAGGCAAGAATGGAGGTGGTAGTGCTGGCTCACGACAGATGCCCGATCTAGGTGCAATAGGTCGCTATGACGGATCACAGAATATTTGGGAACGTGGTGGTGAGAAACGTAAGTCTATAAATAACTCAAGATAAACAATTTATTTTATTAACTTTTTAATTTTCAGACAATGAAGAAAGTAATGAATTTCTTTTGCCGCATTACGCTGATGGTATTAGCGTTTGTGACAGGCGCATCAAGCGGAGTGTTCATGGCTAACGCCACGGACTTGCCTGATGCAGGTAAAGTGACAGCAGGTGCTGACGCAACGGGCGGCACTGATGGTATTGCAACTGAAACGGCGGGCAGGGACACCGGCGACCCCAATTTCTATTTGAGCGATGTAGATAAACGCATCGTGAAAATTCGCCCGATGGCAACTCCTATAGACCAAATTAGCCGTTATGCAAAGTCGGATAGTACTAATTCTTTTGAGGTAAAATATTACAGTGTAGGTACACGGGAAATCAAGTGCGCCACCAACAAGGAGTTAGCCGCCATGACAAGCGGAGCAAGTGTATCGCTTCCTGTGGATGATGTGAATATGTTTACCCTTGATGATACTATCCGTGTTGTAGGTATCAGTGCCATAACCAAACCTGACGGTACTGCATATACTAACGATGACAGTAATGTTCCCGACCTTGTGTTGTGCGTTTGCGGTAAGGACAGCACAACAAACCTTCCTACCGTGTATGCGGTAAATGGAACGATGGACACATCTTCTAAACAGCCTATCCTTGTTCCAGCCATTCCAAGCGGTACAACCCTCGTGCGTATGGGTAAGGCTTGCGGAGAGCTTGACGTACAAACGGGTCGTTTCAACAACATCCCGATGCCGGAAACGCAGTACTGTCAAAACTTCATGATACAGGTGGAACAGTCTACCTTTGATAAAATTGCTGCCAAAGAGGTGAATTGGAACTTCTCTGATATTGAGGAGGATGGTGTATATGATATGCGTCTTGCTATGGAAAACACTTACTTGTTTGGTGTGAAACAGGTTATCAAGCATATCGCTAAGGATGGTATGAACACTTGGTTTACGGGTGGTATTTGGTGGATGGCAGGAAAAGACATTGAGGTCGGTGAGTGGAATAGCGAGAAAAATTGTGCTGAAATTACTGATGAGAATCTCGTGGATATAACCAAAGACCTCTTTGTTGGGACAGGTATCGGTAATAAGCGTAAGATTTTATTCTGTGGTTCTGATATGCTATCAGCATTTTCTAAGATTAAGAGTGAGAAATTCCGTTTGAAGGATACCGTTGATGTTTGGAACTTGAAGTTCAAGTCGTGGGATACAGACTTTGGTGAGGTGTTAACCATTCATCACGAGCTGTTTGATGTGAATGGTATGAGCGATTGTGGTTTTGCTATGGATCCAGAATACCTTTCCAAGAAAACCCATGTATCTTGGGCACGTAATGTGCTTGACTTGCAGAAAGCCGGTATCCGTCGCACTGATGCGGTAGTGATTCAGGAAGTAAGTTGCTTATATCTGCGCTATGCGAAAGCACATGCACGTATGAGACTTGCAAAGGCACCTACAACAGTAGAAGATAGCGGTTCAGAAGCAGCTTGATTAGGGTATAAATAAATCAAATTATTAATCGGGGGGATGGGATAAAAGTCCTATCCCCTTTTTAATTCATTCGACAATATGACTATTAAGACTTACAAAGCGAATACCAATATTAGTATTAATGTTGTGCTTCCAAGCAAAAAGAATTTGCATATAGCGTTTACTCCCTTGTCAAATGGTAGTAGTGTATTTACCACAGATAACGAAGTTTTACAAAAGTCAATAGAGAGACATTATAAATTTGGAAAGTTGTTTAAACTCCATGTTCCACAGGGACAAAGTGCTGAAAAAAAGGCAACAGACAAACAAAAGGTTGCTTCTTTAAAAAATCAGAAAGAACCTCTAACAGATGGAAATGTAGATAAACCAGAATTGGATAACAGAGAGAATATTGGACAAAACGAAGAGACGCAAGACAACGCCGATATGGGAAGTAATGAAACTATCTGTAAAGTCAAGGTGAGTGATATTGCAACTGCCAAAGATTATCTTGCTGATAAATTTGGTATCAGTCGTACTTCTATGCGTTCTACTAAAGCCATTATGGAACAAGCGGCAGCTCATGGAATAGAGTTCGAAGGATTACAATAATAAAGTGATAGCGTATGGCGGTATATCATCTTGACGAGATAGCTGGAGATGTTCGTATAGCACTTGACCAAAACACGACGAGTGATGTATTGAAAGAAATTGGTGACGTAGACACGCTTGCATTAAACGACATCATTAAATCAAAGATTATTGAGGCTGTAAAACGCGTGCACAGTTCTGCACCTCCTTACTTGCTTGATGGTGGGCATAACTTCGGAGATGAGGTGTATTGGCAGAAATGTGAAAGTGGCTGGGTGCTATTGCCGGAGGATTTTATGCGTTTTGTTGTTTTCCAGATGAGTGATTGGGAGCGTGCCGTATTTTATCCCATAAGTGTTGATGATCCTGAATACAAGAAGCAATCCTCCAGATTTAAAGGGATACGTGGTACTACCCAACGTCCTGTTTGCGCTATTTCTATACGACCAGAGGGGAGGGTATTAGAGTTTTATTCTTGTAAGAGTGAGGATGCAACAGTCAGTCGTGCTGTTTATCTTCCTTATCCTCAAATAGACAAATATGGCGCGATAGAGATTTGTCAGCGATGTTATGATGCGGTAGTGTATACAATTGCTGCACTAGTATTAACAACATTCGGGGATGTGGAGAAAAGCTCTGCATTGAACGAATTAGCTAAATCAGTATTAATATGAGTTCAATCAAATCAACACAAGTAGACGGTGATGTTTCTGTTAGTCGTAATGCTGCAATAGGTGGTGATGTAACCATTCAAGGTAAAACCTATTTAAAAGGGAACGTAAAAATAGAGGGGTGGCTTGAAGCAAAGAATATCAAAGCAGCTAGCAAAGGTCTCTTTACTACTATTGAAAAATTGAAAGCAGCCTACCCGTTTCCGCATGACGGTTGGTGGGCACTTGTCGGGCTTTCCTTACCTGCTCCTATATACGTGGGTGATGGAGGCGAGTGGGTTCCAACTGGACAGACAGGTGGTAATCCTTCTATAGACAGTGGTAAATTTAACGAAGCTGTTGAAAAGCTACAAGAAGATATTACTAAATTACAAGATGATGTATCGGATATAGAGGATAAAAATAACTCGCAAGATACTAGTCTTACTACACTTGGGAATAGTGTCAATTCTTTGCAGGAACAGGTGAATACAGCTAAAGATACTGCAAACAAGGCAAGTAACAAAGCCAATGAAGTTGGGAATCAGTTAAATACTTTCAAAGAAACAAAAGGAGAGAACGGTGGACTTGCTCCTCTTGACGAACAAGGAAAAGTACCAAGTCGACATTTACCTGCATACGTAGATGATGTTGTGAATTTCTATGATATTATTGTAGGTGTTACTGTAAAGACAGAATCCATAGACAAAAATTCTGCAGATGAAGGGTGTAAAGTTGTTTATGATAAGGAACATGGATGTTTTGTGCTTGCCTATGTGCCGACAATCGGAGACCCCGGGCAGACTCCTACTTACTATAACAATTGGCTGGATGCAGACAGATTTGGTACAGCAAGCACTAATGGGCGAATACCATCCTCTGGTAAAGTATTTCTTGGTGATGAGGATGGAAAAAGCTATCGTTGGAGTGGTACTCAACTGGTTCCAATTGGTTCAGATCTGGCACTTGGTTATACGAGTTCAACTGCATTTCCCGGTGATGAGGGTGCAAGATTGCAGAAACAGATGACCCAAGCAAACGAAGATATTGCAGATAATGAGAATACATTAATAGCTCATGGTAAGCAGATCGTAGCACGTGGTATTGTGAATGTAAATCAACTGTTCGATCTCGTGGATCGGAAAATAACATTTTCTGTTGCACTTGATAGGTGTGCTACTTCTGAATATGCAAAAGCGTTGCAGATACCGGGTATTATATTGACGTTTCTTACAGAAAGTGGATGGCTGTCTAAACAGTGGACGAATACAGATGATTGGAATACAGAAAGTAATTGGACGGACTTCGGAGCTGCTGGAGGAGAAAACGTTGGCAATACCATCAATGTGAATACTCTTTGTGGGGATAATGAATATGCTTTAGGGACAGCCATAAAAGCTGTGTTGGATTTAGAGAAAGAAAGTGGCTTCTCTTATTTTAAAAGTGGTATTGTATTGACATTTAAGACTGTTGAGGTTGATGCCAATGGTGCACCAGTATGGCTTGCTTACCAGTTCACACGAGAGGTGAGTGATATCAATCCAGAGGATTTGAAACCTTGGGTTGCTTTTGGTAGTGGCGGTGGCGGTGTTGAAACATCAGACAAGCCGGAAGAAGGAGGAAAAAATGCTCTTTCAACTGGAGGTGCATATACCATGCAGGATAAAATGATCGGTGGATTTGATGAAGATAGTGATGAAGAGTATATCTATTACAAAGCTGTAAATCTTAACGGAAAACAGATTGAAGATGTTGTTCTAAAGATTCCCAAAAACACAGGAGGTGGCGGATCAAGTGAAGATAGTACATTATCCATTTATTTCGAAGAAGCTGCTCCTATTGTGGCATACGGTTCTGATATAAAAATCAATGTGGCTTTACGTAGTGTGAGTTATCCGGACGGTAACGAAGTGCTGGGAGTTATCCGTAATGTTACCATTATTGATGCAAGCACAGGACTAACCTTATACAGCGAAGATATGAATACTGTTGGTTCTGCAAGTGCCACTGATTTTAAGTTCGAACTTGATTTCACGAGCTATTTTAGCAGTGCCGCAAGTAAAAGCTTCTTTGTCCAGGCAACTGATGCGGATGGTAATACCAAGAAAAAAGCTCTCACCATTGTAGCAGTAGATATTACTGTAGAGCAACCTATGGCATTGAACTACACTAGTAATACAGCATTGACTGTAGGCGGTTCTGCAAAGAATATAGGGCAATTCTATAAGTTTCCAAACAACACATCTTCTATACTTGCGACCGTAGAAATGTTTTATAATGGTGAGTGGAAGAAACTTGGGGAAGCAACGGTAAGTGATAGCTATACCAAAAGTATTTCTGTTAATCCGAATAATGTATTTGGAGGTGGTGAACGACTGTCGCATGGTGCATATCCTGTACGTATCTATGGAACAGAAACAAAATCTGGAGTTAAAGGTAATACTATTTATTCTGCTATTATGTGTGTGGATGAAAACAACACAACGCCTATTGTAGCTATCCGGTTTAATGATGTCAATAACGGAACATTACGTTTATATGACAACCTTACTGTAGAAGTGGCAGCATACACTCCCGGTAAGACTGAAACCCATATTGATGTTTGTTACGATGATGAGATCGTCACTTCAGTAGAGGCAATGATTGCTGAAACGATTACTGTTAATAAACAAATAAATGGATATACAACAGATGGAAGTCAAAGTATAACTGTACATGCAGAAAGTGGTAATGTATTGACCAATGATATCAAAGTAAAGATTATGGGTAGTGCCATTGATGCAGTTATCAAGGATGGTGCTTTGTTTGGTTATGATTTTTCTACACGGAGCAACAGTGAAAGTGACCACACCATTATCAATAATGGAGTGGAAATGGATGTAAAAGGGGCAAACTGGTCAAGTAACGGATTTGTGGATTACCTGAAAGAACGTTCCCTTCGCATTGCCGAGAACGTTACAGCCGAGATATTGAATTACCGACCTTTTGGGAATGCCTCAATAGAAAGCACAAGCGGTTGTGCTATTCAGTTTGCCTTTGCCACTAAAAATATTAAAGAGGCAAACGCTAAGCTTATTGAATGTTATGATCCTGATAGTGGAGTAGGGTTCTATGTATGTGGAAACAAAGCCACTATCTTTTGTAAGACAGGACAGCCAACTTTCGTGGAACGTTCGTTCCGGTGTGGAGAAAAAATCACTATGGCTGTTGTAGTTGAACCATCTACTATTTATGTCTCGCGTGGAGGCAGTAACTATTCGTGTATAAAGCTATACCTTGATGGAGAAGAAGTAGGCTGCATAGGCTATATTAGTAATAGCGGTGCTATTCTTAATTCAAAAACAATAACTTTTAATGGCACTGAAGGAGATTTGTATCTGTACTATGTGCTTGCATACAACAGTCATTATGAGTGGGCGCAAGCTTTTCAGAACTATCTGTGCAAATTGACTGATACATCAGCAATGATAGCAGAGTACAAAGCTGAAGATGTTCTCGATACGCAAAATCGCCCCACAATTGACGCTCTTTCCGAGAAAGGTATTCCTTATTATGTTGTGGTAGCTGATCAGCAGACTTTTGATACGTTTGATGGAGATATTGATACGAGTAAGAAGTTTAATTGTATACTTTATTATTATCATCCGACTATGCCATGGCGCAGCTTCAAAGCAATCAATGTGCAATGGCGTAGACAAGGGACAACCTCGGCAAAGCGACCTATCAAAAACGACCGTTTCTATCTCCAGAAAAATGACGGTTGGGAAGTAACACCTATTTATCCGGAATACACAAACGATGATGCGTTGGTTTCATATGAACTGATGAAGATTGGTTATGTACGTGTGGGGGAAAATACCATTCCAGTAAAGATTATTACGGTAAAAGTGGATTATTCTGATAGTTCCAATGCTAACGATTGCGGTGTATGTGATCTGATGAACGCTACTTTCCGTGCACTTGGTAGCAACTATGTAACCCCTGCTCAACGAGCTTTTGACGGGACTTGGGAGAAAGGTGACATATCTTTGACAGGGTTGGAGATGAATCATTCGACAGCTAATCATCCTATAGCAGCATTTCGGGCAACACAAGAAAGTCTGACAGATGCATGGTTTCATGCGAAAGGCAATTGGAAAGAGGACAAAGGAGAACAAGTTGCACTTGGTTTTATAAATACTCCTGGATATAATTTGGGTTGTGTGAACTATGGAGACTTCATTGAGTATTTTGGCAAGGAGGATGAAACACTTGATCAAGTAGAGGTACGGTTCAAAAATGATACCACTACAGATAAAAGTAAGCTCTATCTGCTTTCTCTCTATTGTGGGCAGAACTACCGCTTTATGGCATACGAGAGTGGGGCGTGGACTCCGCAAAGCGGAGAAATGAAGCAAGTTAACGGCAAATGGCAAATTACAGGTAAAGTATTAAATCCTGTGAGTGGCTACGAATTGTTAAGCTACGATGGCTTTGATTGGTGGCAAGGTGTGGGCAGTGTTGCTGATATGATGGAACCAACCACGGCAGAGGCTTCATGGGTAACAAAACTGAAACTTGGACAGGAAACTTATCCGATGTGGACACGTTATTTCGAGTGTATGATAGATGATGACCAGCTACAGATAGACTTGGCCATGGGAAGAAAGGTTCCTTTTGAGCTATATCAAGTACTGAAATTCTGCGATAGTTGTGATTACTCGAAAGAAGAACTTGCTGGAACATGGCAGCAGATATGGAAGGCACAGATGTGGAAATACATCAATCCATATTCGTTGGTATCTTATTATCTGTTTACAGATTATCTGGCGGCTGTAGACCAGCAGGCGAAGAATATGCAGCCTATGTTCTTCCTTGAAGATGGTTGCAGTGTGAAAGACGGTGTGTATAGTGGTGCGAATGGAATGGAAGCTCGACGTATGTACTGTAATAAAGTATATGACTGTGATACTTGTAACGGTAAAGATAATGATGGTGGGAACACTATTAATCCCGAAGTAGACCCCGGCGACTTGACAAGTAGTGCATATGCGGGGCGTGGTAGTGTGCTTTGGAACGACATACGTGGACAGCAGACTATGGAAATAGACCAGAATGGTAATACTATAACTTTACTGGCTATTGCAGACACGATGCGTTCACTTCCTGACACGCTAGGTATTGGAGCCGGCCCGTTCTCACCTAAGGGGGCAGAATATTACTTCGTTACGCAACGGTTGAAGAAATGGCCAAAAGTCGTGTCAAGTTATGACGGTGAACGTAAGTACATCAACTATACAGGATATAGTGACCTTTATTTCTATGCTTTGCAAGGTCTGGGACTTACTTCACTTCCTGCTTTCATAGAGCAGCGTTGGCGTATCCGAGATGGTTACTACCGTTGTGGAGATTTTAAAGCCGAGAGTGGATATATTGGTGGACGTATCGGCGCAAAAGATGGGGCTGTAATTCGATTCAAGGCTGCTAAGAGTGGATATTTTGGGATTGGTAATGATAGCGGAAATATCACGGAAGGTATTTACCTTAAAGCAGGAGAGGAGGGGGTGTTTAGCAACTTCCAGCATGGAGAAAATATAATGCTCTATATATATCAGGCTGACCAGATGAGTATGCTTGATTTGAGTGAAATAAGTATTGACCCTCAATTTGGTAATACTTTGTCGAAAATGTCTTTATTACAGGAGTTGTACATAGGTAGCGAGACACACGGAAATTGGACGATGTCGCCTGGTAATACTGGGTATATGACTAATCTTGATTTGGGAGATATGCCATTCTTGATTCGTCTAGATGTTCGTAATACGGAGGTTACTGCAATCAATGCGTCTAAATGTCCCCGTATAGTAGAAGTGTATGCCGACAATACTTCTTTGTCTGTTATTACACTTGCAGAAACCTCTCCGATAGATACATTGACTTTGCCTAATACAATGACAGAGCTTGTTCTGAATAACTTACCGAATTTGACTTATCCCGGAGGGCTTACTCTTGGTGGTGTAGGCAAAGTGACAAAGATATTCGTAAATGAATGTCCGTATGTGGATGCTATGACACTTTTAGAGCAGATAATTAATGCGAGCGCGATCAGAACTGTACGTATTCCTAATGTAAATGCTACTGCTAGTGTTGATTTGTTACGCTCTATAAAGGATAGTGGAGCAATTGGGCTTGATGCAAACGGGAACGCATACGACGAGAGCGGACAGTGTAGTGGTATTACAGGACGTTGGATATTGAGTGAACTTGTAGAAGAGAGTGAAGTAAATGTCCTTGCTGCGTATTTCCCACAACTAGAGCTCCATAATTCGCAATTTTCTATTGTGAAAATCAATGATGTTGTGGATAACGATTCATGTGAGAAGTACAGTAATCCTGAAAACAAGACAGGTGAAGACTACGGTAATACATACATTCCTAGTGGACATACTCTTGCTATAAAGAAAGGTTGTCATGCTTTTAAGTGCTCGTTCAACACGAAGAAGAATCAAATGGAAGGTGTACAGTTGAGTGATACAGACTTTAACTATTTGAAAGATGGCAGTAGCTTTGATGTTGCAGATACGGCAGGGGAGGGCTTTGATATATTTTGGCATGCTCCTCACTATTGGTATAAGGGCGTAAATGATTATAAGAACCAGGTGAAGTATTTCATCACTTCCGTTACGGAAAACGAACCCATTTCAACTGCGTTACATAGCAAGAAAGCAAAACTATCTGAACTCCTGTATAGGGAAAATACTGGCGTGTACGCGAATGATGCTGTTATTGGCGAGGTTATGAGTGAGGATGTTATATCTACAGCTTCTAATACTAACAGCTATAAGATGGACGTAAAAGGTATGAAGCAGGTAAAATGGCCGGGATTGAATCATGCGCGATTAGGTGGTGTATTCACTGATGAAAGTAATTGCGTACTTGGTATATTCATTATGTCCGTAAGTCATACGTATTTTGACTTTTCTATAGGTGAGTGTATATTTTGCGATGTACCTAGCGGTGCAAAATGGTTCTATTTTACTTCTTTTCGTGACATTGGTGATGTTGAGTGCCTTACTGTGGATAGTGCCAGTATTGAGGCTCTTGAGCCGGAATGGATTGAACATACTGTAGGTGATAATGATAGTCTTGTAGGTGTTTATCCTATTACTATTGACGGTTTGAAAATGCCGCGAAGTCTTTCTGGTGAGGTACGTTCAAAGAAAGGTAATGGTACGTCTACTACATCAGGTGAATGGAAATACGATAGTAGTGGTAATCCTATTGAAATGCCGATTGCTACCTTAAACTATACAGCGAAGGATTTCCAGAATATTTCTCGCTTGAGAGGTGCAGGTTACCAATTGCAGGATTATGAACAGCACAAGGAGATTAGTAATCTTTGGTGGGCATTAAGCGGAACGACCAATGAACAATCTGTCGTCGGTAATGGAGGGCATGACGCTGTTTTAAATAAGCTGGATTCAATTGGTATGGCAGATAGTAGTAATGCTGGCAATTCTCTTAACTCTATACTTGGTTTGAAGCATTATGTAGGTTGCGATTCAGAGTGGATGGATTATATTGCATTTAATGTCCCAACCTATGAAACATTCTACAAGGCAAAATGTGTTGATACTGATAGTTCGTATCCTTCGGATTATATAGCCCACATTTATGATCCTGTAAAAAAGACTGAACGTACAGTGAAATCAGTTGATTCTTCCAATGCAAATTGCGTGGTGCGTTTGGTACATGGAGCAAAATGCGATGTTTTGCCAAGCAGGGTTCATAATGCAGATACGAGTAAGTATGTTACTCATTATGCGGCTGGTTATTGGATCAATAGTAGCAAAGGCCGTTGTGTTTTGCGGTCTGGCAGCAACTCGAATGCGCACAGCGGTCTCGCTTATGCGTACGCGTTCAATGCATCTTCGTACTCGTAC